CTTATACTAACGATATATGTGCTCATTGGAGATTTAAGACTCCAGAGATTGCAGTAGAGTCTTCTAACCATATCTTCGGTATGTATCTTGACTACCGTGATGAAAAAGATTTCATCGGTATGGATATGTGTCGTAAATTTTTGGAGATGGGTTTTACTCGTTCAAGACGCTATGCCAATCATCATACAGGCAAGAAATATGATGCCGAAGGAAATGTAAGACCCCAAGAGGAAGATCATGCCCATTGTAAATATGCTAAGTCTGCACAAATATTTAAGAAAGTTAGAGACATAGTTGCAAAAAATGTTACATATGTTAAAATGAGAAAAGAATGGAGATCACAAGAATGATTTTTGCAGCATGCCCACCAGTTTACACCTTACCAGGAACTTGGGATGACCCAGAAAAAATAAAAAGATGTCAGGAAACTCTTATCCCTCATCTACAGTTAGAACCCGAAACAGGATTCTTAGTGTTCATAGGATTACTTGTTCTTGGTTCTATAATTTATGGAATTTACAACACTTTTGGTGCAGGAAGAAAAGGATTAAAAGATGAAATAAGAGAGCATGCTAAAATGCATGAGATGGGAATTGCACATGGTCACGAACGTAATAGTTCTAGACCTGTAATGACTCAGAAAGCACAAGAACAAGACTATCCACATCATCGTCACAATAAATAATGAGTGATTTTATATGGGTTGAAAAATACAGACCCCAAAAAATTGAAGATTGTATTCTCCCTGATAGTATTAAGAAAACTTTTAGGGATTTTTTAACCGCAGGTGAAATACCAAACCTGTTATTATCAGGACCGCCTGGTATCGGTAAGACTACAGTAGCAAAAGCACTGTGTAAAGAATTGGGATCAGACTATTATGTTATTAATGGATCAGATGAAGGACGTTTTCTGGACACTGTTCGGAACAATGCGAAGAACTTCGCATCAACGGTCTCTCTTGCGTCTGAGGCAAGTCACAAGGTCATTATCATCGACGAAGCAGATAATACCACTTCCGACGTACAACTCCTCCTTAGAGCGTCTATTGAGGAGTTCTCCGCAAACTGTAGATTTGTCTTCACTTGCAACTATAAGAACAAGATTATTAGTCCCTTACATTCACGCTGCAGTGTTATTGACTTCTCTGTTAACAAGAAGGATAAACCAAAGATAGCACAACAATTTTTTACTAGGATAAATGATATCTTAGAGAAAGAAGGTGTAGAGAGTGATAAGAAAGTTGTAGCAGAATTAATAAACAAACATTTTCCTGATTGGAGAAGAGTTCTAAATGAATGTCAGAGATACTCTGTTGGTGGTAAGATTGATAGTGGTATATTAGCAGCGTTCTCTGAGGTAGCAGTAAATGATCTAATTAAGAATCTTAAGAGTAAAAATTTCTCTGAGGTTCGTAAGTGGGTTGTTTCTAATCTTGATAATGACCCATCGGTCTTATTGAGAAAAATATATGATAACTTGTATGACTCAATGGTTCCAACTAGTATACCTGCTGCGATACTAGTCATCGCTAAATACCAATACCAGATCGCCTTTGTTGCTGATCAGGAAATAAATTTATTAGCAGCACTAACTGAGATTATGGTGGAGTGTGAGTTTAAATGAGAAACCCTTGGAAATTTTTGATTACTAATAGAGTTAAAAAAAATTCTATGGATGGTAAATTAAAAGGAAACGGATCAACGAGACCCGCATTAGATGTTGATATAGACGCTATTTGGTTGGAAAAACAATATCATAATCAAAATGGTTGTTGTTATTATTTCAATATTCCTTTAGATCCTCAAAGTGTTTTTACATCTCGTAATCCTATGACTATGAGTGTAGAAAGAAAGGATGATTCAAAAGGTTATACTAAAGATAATGTGGTTTTAACTTGTAGATTTTCAAACTTAGGTTTAGCAAATACATCACCAGAGGGAAAAAAGGAATTTATTTCTGAATTTATAAAGAAGGTGAAAGAAGGTGGAGTGTGAGTTTAAATGAACATATTTGGGTTATTTGGAATTTTTGTGTTATCATTAGGTATATCATCTATTGTGATTTTTGTTTTTACTATTATGGAGTTGATGAAGTGACTAAAAGAACTAAACTGAGAAATCAATTAAAATCAAACATGTACTACGTTTTCTGGGGTGTTTGTACTATGGCGGTTATGACTGGACAGATTTATGTTGGTGTTGGTTATAACAACATGTCTCAGAGTGTTAAAGATCTGACAGAAATGATTCAGATTAAAATTGAACTGGAGGAGTTAAGGAGTCAACAAGGAGGAATCTTATACTAATGTCTCTCAAATCAATCAAAACACCATTAAGATATCCTGGTGGAAAGTCAAAAGCATCAACAAAGATGGATCAATACTTTCCAGATTTTGGTAAGTATAAAGAGTATCGAGAACCATTTTTAGGTGGTGGTAGTGTTGCAATTCATGTCACTAAGAACTATCCAAGACTTAAGATATGGGTAAATGACTTATATGAACCTCTTGTTAACTTTTGGCAGGTGCTTCAAGCAGAAGGTCTCAGTCTAACCGATGCCCTCATTGAACAGAAAGTGAAGCATCCTGATAGAGAGAGTGCTCGAAAACTTTTTACTGAGGCAAAGGAACTTATAAACGATCATGAATGCACTAACCTTGATCGTGCTGTTGCATTTTATATTGTGAACAAGTGTTCATTTAGTGGACTTACAGAGGCATCATCATTCTCTGAACAGGCAAGCGACTCTAATTTCTCTTTGAAAGGTATTGAAAAATTACCAGAGTATTCTAAACTTATCAAGAAGTGGAGGATTACTAATGATTCATATGATACTTTGATGTTCAATGAACTACGTTCTGGTATATTCATGTATCTTGATCCACCATATGATATCAAAGATAACTTATATGGTAATAAGGGATCACTTCATAGAAGATTTGATCACGATAGATTTGCAAAACAATGTTGCATCATGTCTACAGATATGATGGTTAGTTATAATTCTGATCAACTAATTTTAGAAAGGTTTAATGGATGGGCAGCAGCAGAATATGATCTTACCTATACAATGAGATCGGTGGGAAAGTATATGAAAGAACAGAAGGATAGAAAAGAACTCCTCTTACTTAATTATAAACCAAAACCTAGAGCTAAGATTAAATTCAGTTATGGTGAATGTTATAATAATACTAAATTAAAAAAGGCAGGATTAACAACATGAATGACGAACCGACAGATTTGTATGAAGATATGAAAACTTTGAATAGTCTTTATGAGGAACTATGTTGGTGTCATAAAGATATCTTAGAATTTATACCTGATTATGAAAATAACTGTATTATTATAAGAAATAAAACTATGGATGAGGATCAGATAGATGGATAATTTATTCAAGGGTTATATTAAAAGTTATCCTGATTTTCCAAAGAAAGGTATTTTGTTTCGGGACATGTTTCCTTTATTGCAAGATCCTGTTATATCATCTGTAATGATGAGTGATTTTAGAGACTTTATTGAAATATTACAAAAGGATAAACAAAAACCCGATTACATTGTCGGTATTGAATCAAGAGGTTTTTTGATTGGTAATGCTTTAGCATCAAGAGAGGTAATTGGATTCGTACCCATTAGAAAAAAAGGTAAATTACCTGGTGATGTTATAGGAGTTAATTATAGTCTGGAGTATGGTGAAGATAGATTAGAAATTACATCGGGTATCTTAAAAGATAAGAAAGTATTGTTAATTGATGATTTACTTGCTACAGGTGGAACTGTTAAAGCATCTTGTGAATTAATCAGTAAGGCAGGTGGACAGTTAGTTGGGTGTGGATTTGTAATAGAATTGCTTGCGTTGAAGGGTAGAGATAACATTCCAAATGTTCCAATTAAATCATTAATTTGTTATGACTGAATTAAAAGACTGGTTAAATTCAATAAATTTATCAAAGAAAAACTTAATAGATGAAGACCCCTCTATAGAGAAGGATTATCCACCATACATAATTAATCGTTGTTTC